ATCCGAAGCGATGAGTAAAGATGCAGAAGTTATCCCTATCAAGAGGGGGCTAGAACTAATCGGCCATACGCAGCCCAGAGTTCATACGCCTTTATTAAAAACAGCTAGTAAAGCCCAGGAGGTTGCGGATTTAGCCGAGAAAATAGGCCTACCGCTTATCCCTTGGCAGCGTTGGGTATTGGATGACCTTTTATCCGTAGACGCAGGCGGTGCGTGGCTTAAGAAATCGGCACTTTGTCTTGTAGCACGTCAGAATGGAAAGACGCACCTAGCTCGTATGTTAATTCTAAGCCATCTCTACCTTTGGGGCAGTAAAAACGTACTGGGCATGTCCTCTAACCGTAATATGGCCCTGGATACCTTTAGGCAGGTCGCATACACAATAGAAGACAATGATTTCCTAAGAAAAGACGTGCGGCAGATCCGATTGGCTAATGGCCAGGAATCTATCAGCCTAAAAAATGGCGCCAGGTATGAAATTGCAGCAGCTACGAGAGACGCGCCCCGTGGTAAGACCGCCGACTTCCTTTATCTTGATGAACTCAGAGAATGGTCGCAGGAAGCATTTACAGCAGCGTTGCCTGTAACACGAGCTAGGCCAAACGCCATGACTCTAATGACAAGTAACGCAGGCGATGGGTTTAGTGAAGTGCTCAATGATCTAAGAGAACGTTGTATGTCGTATGCTCCGTCTAATCTAGGTTACTATGAGTACAGCGCACCCCAGCATTGTAAAATACACGACCGTAAAGCCTGGGCAATGGCTAACCCTGCCCTTGGCCACCTAATCACCGAGCAAACGTTAGAGGAGTCGGTAAACACTAACAGCGTAGAAGCTACAAGGACCGAGATGCTTTGCCAATGGATAGATAGCGCGGTCAGCCCCTGGGTCTATGGTTCTATCGAGGCGTGCAGTGATAGCACACTAGAGTTACCTGTCGGGCCAGCAACAATCATGGCCTTCGATATTGCCCCAACACGTAGATCGGGCGCCTTGGTGATGGGGCAGATCAAAGACGGCAAGATTGCGGTAGGTCTGGCGCAACTATGGTCTAGCGAGGTAGCTGTAGATGAAACCAGAATGGCCAGCGATATAAACGAATGGGCTAGAAAATACCATCCAAGCATTATCTGCTACGACAAGTACGCAACACAGACGCTGGCTACTAAATTAGAGCAAAGCGGCTGGCGTATGCAAGAGATATCTGGTCAGGCGTTTTACCAGGCATGCAGCGACCTATCAGATGCCCTGGCTAATAACCGTTTGGTACATTCAGGCCAAGCAGATCTTGTACAACATCTAAATAACTGCGCAGCTAAAACGAATGACGCTGGCTGGAGAATAATTAGACGTAAATCCGCTGGCGATGTCACCGCTGCCATTAGTCTGGCCATGATTGCTACCGAACTCACTAAGCCACAAAGAACCGCGCAGATAATTGTCTAACTTGCACCAATAGTTCGTTTTATAGTATATTATGGCAATATGGGTCTATTGTCTGCTTTGGGTATAACAAATAAAAAAACTAATCTACAAGCGCAATACGCCCCTGCCGTTATGGGCGACAGTATTATTGGCTTTGGATATAACACGTTTGGTGCAGGTCCTATGGATCGCACTTTGGCCACGCAGGTACCAGCGGTTAACAGATGCGCTAATTTAATTAAAGGTGTTATAGGCTATCTACCCTTAGAGCTATATAAAAAATCTACAGGCGCAGAATTACCGAAGCCTATCTGGTGCGACCAGCCAGATATAAGACAGCCACGATCCGTCACTATCTCGTGGACTGTCGATTCATTAATCTTCTACGGACAGGCCTTCTGGCGTATTACAGAAGTGTATGCGGATGACTTAAGACCATCAAGATTTGAGTGGATTGCTAATACACGTGTAGTTGCACAACTAAATCAACTAGGCACAGAAGTTATTTACTACACAGTAGACGGTCAAAAAGTACCGATGGTTGGTGTGGGCAGTCTTGTCACATTCCAGGGACTTACACAGGGCGTATTACAAACCGCAGGCCGCACAATACAAAGCGCACTTGATTTAGAGAAAGCCGCAGCAGTAGCTGCACAAACTCCGATGGCGACTGGCTTCATCAAAAATACAGGTGCTGATATGCCAGAGTCACAAGTACAAGGATTACTTGCAGCCTGGAAGGCAGCGCGGCAATCAAGATCTACTGCTTACCTGACTAGCACATTAAGTTACGAGACTGTTGGATTTAGCCCGAAAGACATGATGTACAACGAGGCATCGCAGTACTTGGCCACACAAATTGCACGCGCTATGAACGTGCCAGCTTATTATATTTCAGCCGACATGAATAATAGTATGACCTACCAAAACATCATTGACGGTCGTAAAGAATTTGTTGCTTACAGCCTACAACCTTACATTTGCGCAATTGAGGACAGGCTGAGCATGAATGATATTACGGCGGCTGGACATATTGTGCGCTTTAATATTTCAGAGACCTTCTTACGATCAGACGACAAGGCAAGACTAGAAACAATAGAGAAGATGCTAACCCTGGGACTTATAGACCTAGATCAAGCTAAAGAAATGGAAGACCTAACACCTAACGGAAATGAGAGTGGCGATGTTACTTACGTTCAATAGCCAGATAGAAAGCGCAGACGGTGAGCGTAGAATCATCGCTGGCAAAATTGTGCCATTCGAGACGCCTGGTAATACCAGTGTCGGTAAAGTCGTATTTGCTAAAGGCAGCATCGCAATAGGCGACCCTGGCAAAGTTAAAATGCTTATGCAGCACCGCAATGATAAGCCGATTGGCCGCATGCAGAAATTTAACGAAGAGGAAGACGGCATTTACGCTAGCTTTAAGATCAGCGCAAGTATGCAAGGCGCAGATGCTTTGGTCTTGGCGCAAGAGCAGCTAATTGATGGCCTGTCTGTAGGAGTAGACGTAATTAAGTCCCAACAGAAGAAGGATTACATATACGTAACCAGTGCCACGCTTAAGGAAGTAAGCCTGGTCGAGTCACCAGCATTCACAGAAGCACAGGTAACTAAAGTTGCCGCTAGCGAAGGCGAAGCGGATGCAACAAATCAACCAACTACGGAAAGTGAGGCACAAGTGGAAAATACCACCGAGCCAACAGTAACACCAGTGGTAGAGGTTGCTCCAGTAGAGGCCGCACGCCCAACAATTAGTGCATCCTTCTATACAGAGCCTCGCTCACCAATTAGAACACAAGCCCACATGCTAGAACACAGCATTAAAGCAAGATTAGGCAATAACGAGTCTGCACAATGGGTAATGAAAGCAGAAGCCGACGTGGCAAGGTACCTAACTGCCGCAGATGACAGTTTCACAACTAACCCAGCATTTAATCCGACACAGTTTGTGCCAACAGTAGTTGATACGCTTATCGGATCACGCCCAGCAATAGATGCGATCGGTACAAGAGCGCTTCCAGCAGCAGGTATGACAATTTCAGTACCTAAGATCACTACATCAGGCACAGTTGCTGAAACAGCAGAAGCTGCAGCACCATCTGAGACAGGTATTGTTTCAAGTTATGTAAATCTAACAGTTAAGAAATACGCTGGTTTACAACGCTACAGTTTAGAGGTCCTTGAAAGATCAAGTCCTGACTTCTTTGCAGCTATGCTTGATAACATGACACGAGCCTACAACAAGGCTACAGATGCCGCTGTCATTGCAGCCCTTACAGCAGGTGGCGCACAAGCTAACCCACAGGCTGCAACATCTAACGGAATCATTGCTTACGTAGCAGAGCAAGCACCAGCTGCATATCTCGCAACAGGTGAACTAGCAACTGCATACATCGCTGGTACTGGACAATGGAACTTGCTGATCGGCGCTAAGGACACAACTGACCGCCCAATCTACACAGCTTCACAGCCAATGAACGCAGCAGGTCAAGCCAGCCCTCGCAGTTTGCGTGGTAATGTGCTTGGACTTGATTTGTATGTGGATCCAAATGCTGTGTCAACAGTTATTGATGAATCCGCTTTTATTGTGGTGCCATCAGCAGTATCAATTTACGAGTCACCAATCCTACGCCTCAGCACAAACATCCCAACCTCAGGCGAAATCGAGACGGCGCTATATGGTTACATGGCCGTCGGTGTATTAGTGCAGGGTGGCGTTCGCCGCTTCAACCTAACCTAATAAGTTAGTTAATTTAATAATCCTCTGGGGTTTAGTAGCCCTAGCCCCAGGGGAGTTTTACAAGAGAGGAACCTATGGCCGCTGTTATGGTGACAATGCAAGAGTTGCGCACAAATTTAGGAATTGGCACTTTATATACAGACGCTACAGTCGAGGAGTGCTGCCAAACAGCAGAAGATTTAATCGGTGCCTATCTTTGGCATAACGACGCACCAGTAGTTGGCTCATCTATAAGTAACAACGTAGCGACCTTAGTATTAGCAAACCCAGGAATCTTTGTGACTGGTCAATCAATAGCGGTAAGTAACTGTGGCGCAACTTATAACGGCACATACACTTTAACAGGCTCGTTCCCTGGTACTACCGTGCCAGCATCAATTGGCACAGCATTCTGGAGTACATACGCATTTAGTTCATACCCTAACGGCTACAGCATTATTCAATACGCCAAAGTAGCTGCAGACGATCCATTCCATTTTATTAAACCGTACGGTCGGGCGCTAGGCCCAGAGCATAAAGCACAGGCTTACACTGCGACCCCTGCCATAAGAGAGGCCGCGATGATAGTGGCCGTTGACGTCTGGCAATCCAGGCAAGTCAGTCAAACAGGTGGGGTAGGTATGGATGGGGTATCTGCAAGTCCTTATCGTATGGGATACCAGCTCATTAACAGGGTCAGAGGCCTCATCCAACCGTACTCAAGCCCTAATTCACTGGTCGGCTAATGCCAGCCGCAATAACTACATTACGCAGCACACTAGCAACAGACTTAGCAAACGCTGGCGTGTGGTCCACCTTTAGTTTTCCACCAGCCACACTACTGGCTAATAGCGTTGTGGTAACACCTGGCGATCCGTATCTTACGCCAAGCAATAATGATTACATAACTATAAGCCCGATGGCTAACTTTAAAATTCTTATGACTACACCAGCATTTGACAATCAAGGCAATCTCGCAGGCATGGAAAACTTTATATTAGCAGTAGTAACTAAACTAGCAGCATCAAGTCTTACTTTAAACATATCTACTATTTCAGCACCTGCTATAGTCAACGCAGCTAGTGGCGACTTGCTAGTATCTGAGATAACAGTATCAATCCTAACGAGTTGGAGTTAACATGAGCTATAAAGGACTAACAGAAGAAGAGCATAACTTTCTGGTCAAAATAGGCCAGATTACCGACCAACCAGCAGCGGTTAAACGACCAGCGGCTAAGAAAGATGAGGACAACGAATAATGGCAATCTATCTAAGTAATGGCGTTGTTGTCACGCTGAACAGTGTCGCCCTAAGCGATCACGTAACAGCCGTAACAATTAACCGCTCATTTGATGAATTAGAAGTAACAGCTATGGGCGATACAGCTCACAAGTTCGCAAAGGGTCTAGAAGCCAGCACTATCACTATTGACTTCTTAAATGACACAGCAGCAGCTAACGTAAACGCAACACTACAGGCAGCCTGGGGTACTACAGTGCCACTAACAATTAAGCAGACTTCTGCAGCAATTAGCGCAACTAACCCAGAGTATCAAACAACAGTATTGGTTAACAATACTCAAGATGTAAATGGCGCAGTGGGCGACATAAGCACACAGTCAATTACATTTACCTGCCAAAGCCCTATAGTAGTTGACGTAACAGTCTAAGGAGTAGTAATGGCAAAGCTAAAGATAACAAGGGCTAATGGCGAAGTATCTGAACATAAGATAACACCAGGTGTCGAGTACGCTTTCGAGTTAAAGTATGGCGCAGGAATTAGTAAAGTCCTACGTGATCACGAGAGGCAAACTGAGATTTACTTCTTAGCGCATGAGTGCTTACGTAGGGCTAACGTAACTGTACCTATATTTGGTTTAGAGTTTATTGACAGCTTAGAAACTGTCGAGGTATTAGACGAAGAAAAAAAATAGTACAGCGTGATTCTACGCTCTATGCGATAGCAAGTTTGTCTGTAGAGCTAGGAATTGCGCCTAGTGAGTTTATCAATATGGACTCAGAGATGCTACGAGCAATCGTGCAGGTCTTACAAGATAGAGCTAAGGAGATAAAAAATGCCAGTCGTCGTAACAGGCGTTAAGCAACTTCAAAAGGCTATCAAAGACGTGGACAAAGACCTTAACAAAGAGATGTCAAAGAATATTAAGCAGGCTATGTTAATTGTCAGAGATCGTGCACAAAGTTATTTACCACTACAAAATGAAGTATTAAGCGGCTGGGGTAAAGGCACTGCATCAATACAAACAATTATAGATCCTAATAGATTATTTCCACCGTATGATTATGCCTTAGCAAAAAGCAAGGTTGCATATTCCGCAGGTCAAAATAAAGCAAACGACAAAGGATTCAAAGCTGCATTTTATGTTTATAACAATTCTAGATCAGGTGCAATATTTGAGACTGCAGGCCGCATAGGTAGGCCTAGAGGTAATAAATCATTAAACCCTAACGCACCTGTGCAATTTAATTCAGCTGCTGAGATGCTATCTAGCATGAAGGGTCAAGGCAAGCAGCGTGGTCGTGTTATTTATCGTGCTTGGGATGAGACTAAAGATTTAATTATACCTAGAGTAGTTAATGCTATTGACACAGTAGCAAAGAAATTTATTAAAGACACAGAGCAAAGAAGGGCTGCATAGTGCCTAATCTAATCGTCAGCGCAGTCAGCACCTTTGATAACAAAGGGTTAAAAAAAGGTAAGAAAGAAATATCAGCCTTTGATAAGAATGTGCAAAGTCTGGGTAAAACCTTTGCTAAGGTATTTGGATCTATTGCGCTAGTTAACTTTGGCAAGAATGCAGTCAACGCATTTATAGATTCTGAGAAGGCAGCCGCTAAACTACGCACAACAGTTAGCAACCTAGGCTTAGAGTTTCAACAGCCAGGCATAGAAGATTACTTGAAGAATCTATCTCTACAATTTGGCATAGTAGATGAGAGTTTGATTCCAGGTTTTCAGCGTTTACTAATAGTAACTAAAGATGTTGCTCAGGCACAGAGTTTATTTGAGACTGCACTAAACGTATCAGCAGGCACTGGCAAGGATTTAACAGCTGTATCTACAAGCCTATCTAAGGCTTACCTAGGCGATAACGCTGCATTAGGCAGATTAGGTGTAGGACTAAGCAAGGCACAATTAAAGTCAGCATCTTTCCTAGAAGTACAGCGCACACTTAACGTTAACTTTGCAGGTCAGGCCGCAGCAGCTGTAGAAGGCTATGCAGGCAGTATGGCTAAATTAACTGTAGCCGTAGATGAATCTAAAGAAGCTATAGGCAAGGGATTACTAGATGCCATTGCAGCACTATCTGGCAGTAACGATATAGACACATTTACTGTAAAGATGGTTAATGCAGCTGAAAAGATAGGCAACGCATTTAGGACTGTTGGCGATGTAATAGGACTGCTTAACCCTAATGCAAGCGTAAAAGTAGGCGGCAAGTTCTTACGCAAGTCTGATATGAACGCACCTAGATTATCACCAGCTACAAGCAGAGCGATGTTACTAAAGCAAGAAGTTACACAGATTAAGACTGGTGTGTCATTACGTAAAGCAGAGAATGAACAACTAAAGAAAAAGACTGCCGTAGATCAATTACGAGACAAGTTTGACCTAGAGCGCATAGGATTAAATACTGCATTAAACGCTGCAGTAGATGAAGAGACTAAATTACGTATTAGGTCTCAGATAGCCATTTTAGATAATAACGAGGCTTTGGCTAAGAAATATCTAGCAGAAATGAACGCTGCTGAAAATGCTGCAAAACTAGCTGCAACCTATGAGACGGCATTAGCATCTATCAAAAGTTTAATATCTAGAATAAATACTTTTATATTAGAGCAAGGTGGCAAGCCAGCGACTACAACGGCAGCACCTACTTTTTCTTATGCTCTATCTACAGCCCAAGCAACTAATGAGAAGATAGCCTCATTTGAAAACAAGATAGCAATAGAATCTACCCGAGAATTAAACTCACGCATAAGTGAATTTTTAAGTCAGAACAATGCTCAGCGTTCTTCTTCACAAACCCCTATGGATATTAAAGTAACTGTAGATGCAGGTGGCGACAGACTAAGCCAGGCTATAGCAGAAAGCATACAGGTAGCAACTAGGTCAGGTTATTCAACAGTCCCTAATGGCTTTATAGCATGACCGTACCAGTAATAAATGCTGTAATTAACTTTAGCACTGCGCCTTTTTTTGCTCAGGCTATGATTTTAGACCAAGGCATTTTAGGTACAAACATATTATCCGATAGCACAGCTGTAATTGTAGATATATCAAATCAAATTAACCGTATTGAAACTAACCGTGGACGCACTGCTTTGTCAGATCAATTTCAGACAGGCACACTTACGCTACGCATAGTAGATCAGAATGGCGATTTTAATCCGCAAAATGTAACAGGGCCGTATTACAATTTATTAACACCTATGAAAAAGGTGCAGATTACTGCAACCTACTCATCAGTAACTTACCCTATATTCTCTGGATTTATTACAAGCTACGTTACTACATACCCAGGTGAATCTGGCGAAGATGTAGCAATAACAACAATACAAGCTGTAGATGCTTTTAGATTAGTGCAAATAGCACAAATCAGCACAGTTACAGATGCTTCTAGTGGGCAATTATCAGGCACACGTATTAACAAAATATTAGATGAGATTGACTGGCCTGCCACAATGCGTGATGTAGATGCAGGGCTAACTACTATGCAGGCAGACCCAGGCACTAACCGCACAGCACTGCAAGCCCTAACTACTGTAGCGACTTCTGAATATGGTGCTTTATACGTTGATGGTTTTGGCAGTTTTGTTTTTCAGGATAGAGACGTAACTGCAGGATCTATTGGCGGCACACCTACAGTCTTTGCAGATAACGGCACAGGTATAGATTACTTTGATGCTAGTTGGATTCTTAACGACGTGCTTATATTTAACAAAGCCACTATTACTAGGTTAGGCGGCACAGCCCAGGTAGCCTTAAATCAAGCAAGCATAGATAAATACTTCTTACACAGCTACTTCTTAGACAACCTACTTATGCAGACAGATGCAGTAGCCCTAAATTACGCACAGGCTTACGTGGCTAGTAGAGCTGAGACAGAGATCCGAGTAGATTCTATAGTCCTAGACTTATACACAAACAATTACAATAGCGGCATTATTGCAGCCTTAGACCTAGACTTTTTTGATCCGATAAAGGTAATTACTACCCAGCCAGGTGGGTCTTTGCTAGAAAAAACATTACAGATTTTCGGTGTACGTATGAATATATCACCGAATAGTTGGCGCACTACGTTCACGACATTAGAGCCAGTCATAGACGCATTTATCCTAAATGATACGATTTATGGCACTTTAGACTATAATGTCCTAAGTTACTAAGGGGTATCATGGCAAAACAAACGTTTACGACTGGGCAGGTATTAACAGCTGCACAGATGACTTCACTACAAGAGACTGCTATGGGTGGTGGCCCTGCCACTGCTAAAACTGCATCATACGTTTTAGTCGCAGCCGATGCAGGTACTACTGTTGCTATGAACGCAGCAGGTGCAACAACAATAACTGTTAACACAGGATTATTTGCAGCAGGTGATACAGTATTTATACAAAACTTAGGCGCAGGTGCTTGCACAGTTACAGCAGGTACAGCCACAGTAGCAACTGCAGGCAGTTTAATTCTGCCACAAAATGATGCAGGTATATTATATTTTACTTCTGCAAGCACAGCAATATTTTACGATTATATTCAAACAGGGGCAGCCTCACCATTAACTACTAAAGGTGATTTATATGGTTACAGTACATCTGATGCTCGTGTACCTATTGGTGCTAATGCAACAGTATTAACAGCTGACTCTACAGAAGCTTTAGGATTAAAGTGGGCAACGCCTGCAGCTCCTGCAAATAGTTATGCTTTAATAAACACTGGCGGTACAAGTTTAAGTGGAAGTACAACTACAATTACTGGCATTTCTGGTAAAAACTCCTTAGCAATTTTAATAACAGGATTATCTCTTACTGGCACTCAAGATATTGGCCAAAGACTGAGATTCAATACCGATAGTGGTTCAAATTATTTTTATGCCATAGTCGGTAGAAATAACTCAAATGTTGCGTCTGAATCAAGTGACGGAGCAACAGCTATTTTTCTAGGCGTTCCAAATGCAGCTGCAAATACTGCCGATTGTTTAATTTTGGTAGAAGGATGCAACGGCGCAGGGCAAAAAGTTATGTCTTATACATTTTCTGGAAACTCTACAGGAACAAATGCTAAGTATTTTTCAGGGCATGGTAGGTACACAGGATCATCTACGATTTCATCTATTAGCATTGTTACCGATTCAGAAACATACGATGCTGGCACAGTGTTCGTTTACGGAGCTTAGGAGATAATATGTTTGAAAAAATCTATGATGTTACAACAGGTAAAACTACAGAAGTGCCATATTCAAAAGAACAACTTGCAGAAGTAGAAGCAAATAAAAAAGCTCTAGCAGCAAATGAAGCTGAAGCAGCAATAAAGGCGACTGCTAAAGCTGCGCTGTTAGATAGACTTGGCATTACAGCTGAGGAAGCCGCTTTACTTCTTTCATAATGAAGCCTTGGCTATGTGCAGCTGGTACACAGTTAAGAGACCAAATTGATACCTGGTACCCAGATCGTCGCACTACAAATTGCGGATGGTTGGGCGATGCTCGTCATGCCACCCGAAAATCGGATCATAATCCAGACGCAAATGGGTGTGTACGAGCCATTGATGTGGATTCTCGCCTGGATACATCCGAAGGGATCTCAGTATATTTGGCTGACCAGATCAGACTATGCGCTAAAACCGATAAACGCATATCTTACGTGATACACAATGGCATGATTGCCAGCAAAATACTTAATTTCAAATGGCGCAAGTACAAGGGTTTCAACAAGCACACCAAGCATATCCATATTAGTTTTACAAAGAGCGGTGATAAAGAATCCAAGCCGTTTGATATACCACTACTGGGAGGCAAAATATGAAGATAAGCACGAAGCAGAAGGCAATACTTAAATCCTACGCACGTGGCGTATTAGTATCATTCTTAACATTTCTAGCCAGTAATGAGCTAGGTCTAGAGCCTGTGGTGTCGGTAGTTATTGCCGCACTTGCGGGCCCAGCAGCGAGGGCTTTAGATAAATCCGACAGCGCCTATGGCCTCGGTGCTGATGAAGCATGACACCGAACGAGTGGGTCGCTTTAGCTGTTGGCGCATGCGCCGTATTAACAAGTTTATTAGTGGCTCTGCGTTGGGTTATTAAGTCCTACTTACAAGAATTGAAACCCAATAGTGGGTCCAGTATGAAGGATCAATTAACTCGGCTAGAACAGCGTGTTGATGATCTATATTCTCTAATGTGTAAGCGACAATAGTCACGTGGCTGATACCAGACGCAAGCGTAAGAAGATAAACCGACGCGTGGTGCGTAAATCACCTGACCCATTAACTAAGTTAGATCAGCACTATATTGCTATGAACGAGATTTTCAAGGCTGCAAAGAAGGCAGGGTTTAGCGATAGCTGTGCTTTGTACTTCGTATCGGACAGGGCAACCATGCCCGACTGGGTGATAGGTGATGGCGGCATCATACCTAGTATCGATCCTACTGAAGAGGGTGAAGATTAAGCGTTGGCTTGTAATCTCAGATTTACAGGTACCGTATCAGTTGGACTCTGCGGTAAAGAATATAATCAAACTGGCCAGGCGAGAGAAGTTCGACTCAGTATTGGTGGTGGGCGATGAAATTGATTTCCAAAGTATTAGTAAATGGAGTGAATCAACACCTCTTGCTTATAGTGAGGACCTACACGCTGATCGTGAGCTATGTAAGCAGATCCTTTGGGATATCGGCGAGTACAGCCCAGAGATGCATATTATCCGCAGCAATCATACTGATCGTTTATATAATACTCTCCTAAAAG